AGAGATACTGATAGAGATACTGATAACAACATAAGACAAGATAAGATAAGAGAAGATAAAAAAGAAAAAATAAAAAAAGAAAAATCTTTCAAGGAATTTACCGAGCAGGATTTCAAAGAGGAATTGAAATTACATTCCGAGAAATACAGCAAGGAAATGCTTAAAGACTTTTTTATCTACTGGACAGAGCCGAACGAAAAGGGAAAGATGAAGTTTCAGTTGCAGAAAACTTGGAGTACAGCAGGGAGGTTAAGCACTTGGTCAAGAAACGATTTCAATGGCAATAGCGGGAGTAAGCAGAAAGAAACCAAGCAGTCAGGAGGGCATATAGCACGAGATGGAACGAGAATAACGATGTTTTAAAACCGCAGGATTATGACAGAAATGATAATGTCGCTGGCGACAAACCTCATCTACGAGATTGAAATCAACAGGAATGCAGAAAACTATTCGGTCTGTCCTGAATGCTCAAAAAACAGGCGAAAAAAGGGCGTCAAATGTTTTTCCTACAACGCAGAAAAAGAAGTTGGATACTGCAATCACTGCGAGGCGAGATTTGTAAAGCATGTGCCTTTTGAGAAGAAAGTCTACGCCAAGCCAGAGGTAAAGTGGGAAAACTACACCAAACTCTCTGAAAAGCTGGTAAAGTGGTTTGAAAAGCGAGGGATATCGCAAAAGACACTCCTGCGGATGAAGATTGGCGAAAAGGAAGAATGGATGCCACAAATTGAGAAAAAAGCCAACTGCATCGTGTTTCCCTACTTCCGAAATGGCGAACTGGTCAATGTGAAGTATCGAGATGGGCAGAAGAATTTCAAACTGCATTCAGGTGCAGAATTGATTTGGTTCAATTACGATGCGCTGAAAACCTTTAAAGAAATCATCATCGTAGAGGGCGAAATGGATGCACTTTCGCTAATCCAAGCAGGATTTGAAAATGTTATCAGTGTACCGAATGGAGCATCTACTGGGCGAATGGAATACTTTGACAACAGCCTTGAAGACCTCAACCAAGTAGAAACTTTCATTTTGGCGACTGACAACGATATGAAAGGTTTGGAACTGAAAAACGACCTTACGCGCAGACTTGGAATAGAAAAATGCAAAAGCGTATCATTTAAGCAGTTTAAAGATGCAAATGAATTGTTAATCGCAGAGGGAGTAGAAAGTGTCCGTAAGGCTGTGGAAAGCGCCAAATTTTTAAAGTTAAGCAATGTCTATGCGGTGGAAGATTTCCAAGCTGACTTGGATGCTTACTTTGAAAACGGACTGCCACAAGGTTTGAGAATTGGCGTAGAGGGGCTTGATGAGAGGATAAGATGGCAGACAGGAAGGTTTGGTGTAGTGACTGGAACACCAGGGAGCGGAAAGTCTGAATTTATGGATTTTATCTACTCAAAATTGAATGCGCTGTATCATTGGGGAATTGGTTACTACACGCCTGAAAGCATGCCTTTGCCATCGCACTTTGCGAGAGTTTTCTCAAAGTTCATCGGCAAAGAATACAAAAAGGGAGTGATTTCCGAAACGGAAAAGGAAATAGGCGAAGAATACCTCAACAAAAATGTGTTCTGGGTAGCACCTCACGAGGATATGACCATAGATGACATATTAGCAAGGTTTGAATATTTAGCCAAAGCCAAAGGATGTAAGGCTTTCCTGATAGACCCTTTCAACAGGATAGAACAAGGAGCAAACCACAGCGACAACGAAAGGTTGTTCATCAAAAAAGCACTTGGGAAGATGATTGCTTTTACCAAGAAAACCGACAGCCTCTTGTTCTTGGTGGCGCACCCTACGAAACTGCCAAAGGGAAACGATGGAAAGTTTAAGATGCCAACGCCTTACGATATTTCAGGCTCTGCCGACTTTTGGAATATGCCTGACTATTGTATGTCAATCCGAAGAAATCAGGATGATGACGGCAAATTCCTCTCGCACGGAACAGTGCTGGTAAGCAAGACCAAGATAAACAAAACGCTGGGAGATACAGGGCAATGGGATTTTTGGTATAACATCAATAACGGCAGGTATCTGACCGACCTCAACGATGGCGCAGAGAGAATTTGGGACAATTCCAACTGGATAACCAAAGAAGAACCAAAGGAATACACAATGCCAAAAATGGAAGCCACACCTGAAATCTTCCAAGATGATGATGACGGCTTTCCATTCTAAAAAAACAAAGATTATGACACTGGAAGAACTAAAAAAAGACCCTATGAAAGTAATTGAAAGAATCGCTAAAAGGAAAGATATAAACGCCCTTATAAAAGCCTATGAGGAGCAAAGAAAGGAGCAAAGAAAAAGATATAAGAAAGTAAAAGTAGCAAAAGGGATATGGATATAGCAGAAAAAGAAATACCAGAGGGATATGTAACATCCACCTACTTGTTTAAGGAGTTCATCAAACATTTGAGTTACAGAAAGGGTGAAGCCGCGATAAAAGATTATCAAGCGATTAAAGGGCATAAAAGACTTGGAAGAAGCGTAATCCAAGAATGGGACAAAAGCCTATTCGATGAGTTGGTAGACAAGCACATCACAATAAGGGCAGCCAAGAAGAAAGGATACAAACAGCGAGAGATTCCACAAGGCTACATCATTGCCACCCAGTTGTTTGAAAAGTTTTCAAAAATATTAAAGGCATCAAAAGGCAAAATGGCTTTGGCTGACTACCAAGCAGCGAAGCCACCTCAAAAATACGGAAGACACCAAATTCAAGAATGGGATGAGAAACTATTCCAAGAGTTGATTGAAAAATATGAGCCTAAAAAGAAAGAGGCTGTCAAGAAAGTTAAGAAGCCTACAATCTACGCAGGATTAAGCGAAAAAGAAATCCTTGAAAAAGCCAAAGAATTAAACCGAAAGGTAAAAGTTGTTCCAATGGGATATTCGCCATCTTGGGAGCGAGAGAAGAAGATAATTATCGCTAAAAAGGAGCAGATAGACAAGTCAGCATACAAGCCAAAAGATTGCAGTATACACACGCCAAAAGGAGGTAAAATCCATGTTCCAGAGGGGTACATCAAAGTGAAAGATTTAAGAGAGAAATTCTTGGAGGAAACAGGCTCATATGTTTTAAGGCTGGATATGGAATACCGAAGCCGAGTGAATGAACTTATCTTGGGGTCTGTAAAGGCTTACGAATGGAACGAGGAAATTTTCAATGAAATA